CTTTTATTCTAACACAGAACTGTTTGAAGAACTGTATGTAAAATACGAAAAGGACAGCACCTTGCGTAAGAAAACAATGGCTGCAGAAGAAGTGTTCAAGTCGGGCATTTTAAAAGAACGCACTGACACTGGGCGCATTTATTTGGTGTTCATTGACAATGTGATGAGTCAAGGCCCATTTGATCCTGAATACCATACCATTTACCAGAGTAACCTTTGCTGTGAAATACTTCTTCCTACTAAACCCTTTAAACGTCTGGATGACGACAATGGTCGTATTGCACTTTGCACACTGGGCTCAATCAACTGGGGTGCGTTCCGTAATCCAGAAGACATGCGTCGTGCTTGCCGCATACTTCAGCGTAGCCTGTGTAACATTCTTGACTATCAAGACTTTCTCTCCATCCAGTCTAAACTCTCAAACGATGAGATCCAGCCCTTGGGCATCGGAATCACCAACCTTGCCTACTGGCACGCCAAGCGCAGTCTCAAGTACGGAGAAAAAGATGCCTTGGCTGAAGTCAAGACGTGGATGGAACATCAAGCCTACTACTTGACTGAAGCCACAGTAGAACTGGCCAAAGAACGTGGTCGTTGCCTGGACTCAGACAAAACACGTTATGGTCGGGGCGAGTTTCCCTGGGAACGCAGAGCCAAAGGTGTTAATGAACTCACAGACTTCACACCTGATCCTGGGTTGGATTGGAACACCCTGCGTAGCAACATGCGAGCCTACGGTGTGCGCAATGCCACCTTGATGGCAGTGGCGCCTGTGGAGAGCAGTTCAGTTGTTATCAACAGCACCAATGGCATTGAAATGCCCATGAGCCTGATCTCAGTCAAGGAATCAAAAGCAGGCAGTTTGACACAAGTGGTGCCTGAGTACCACAGACTCAAAAACAAGTATCAAATGATGTGGGCACAAAAAGATTGTGTGGGCTATTTAAAAACTGCCGCAGTGTTGGCAGCATACATCGATCAATCAATCAGCACCAACACATTCTACAATCCTGCACACTGGCCAGATCGTAAAGTACCTACCACACTAATTGCCAAGAATCTCATGCAAGCACACCACTGGGGTATCAAGACATTCTACTACAGTCTGATCAACAAACAAGGTGCCAAGGCAGACAAAGAAGATGCACCGTTAGAGATTATTGACTTTGATGATGTGGAAGACTGCGAATCTTGTAAGTTATAATCAACTGTTTGTCACAGTACAAAAATAAAATAAAGGAAAAAACATGAGCCAAGCACAATACAATCTCGCCACCAAAACAGACTACCTGCATCGCAAGATGTTTTTAGATCCTGCAGGACCGGTTACAATCCAACGCTTTGAAGAAGTCAAGTACAACAAACTTGTCAAGTTCGAACAAGAGGCACGTGGCTTCTTTTGGATTCCCGAAGAAGTATCATTGACCAAAGATGCCAACGACTTCAAAGAAGCAAGTGAAACTGTGAAACATATCTTTACATCCAACCTGTTGCGTCAAACAGCCTTGGACAGTTTGCAAGGACGCGGTCCAGCACAGGTGTTTACTCCTGTTGTGAGCATCCCTGAACTGGAAGCATTGATGTACAACTGGAGTTTCTTTGAAACCAACATCCACAGTCGTTCCTACAGTCACATCATTCGCAACATCTACAACGTGCCCAAGGATGTGTTCAACACCATTCATGACACCAAAGAGATTGTAGACATGGCCAGTTCAGTGGGCAACTACTATGATCACTTGCACATGGTCAACTGTGAAAAAGAATTAGAAGTTCCTGTCAAAGAAGCAGCACACATCAAAGCCATATGGTTGGCACTCAACGCCAGTTATGCACTAGAAGCATTCCGCTTCATGGTCAGCTTTGCTACAAGTTTGGCCATGGTAGAGAATCGTATTTTTATTGGCAATGGCAACATCATCAGCCTGATTCTGCAAGACGAAATTCTGCACAAGGACTGGACTGCTTGGATCATCAACCAGGTTGTGAAAGAAGATCCAAGATTTGCCGCAGCCAAGGCAGAATGCGAAACCGAAGTGTATCAGTTGTACTTGGATGTGATCCATGAAGAAAAAGCCTGGGCCGACTACTTGTTTCAGAAAGGTCCTGTGATTGGACTCAATGCCAACATTCTCAAAGACTTTGTGGACTACACAGCAGTGGGCGCACTCAAAGAAATTGGCGTCAAGTACCTGGAACCTGCACCACGTAGCACACCTATTCCTTGGTTCATGAAACACGTAGACACCAGCAAGAAACAAACTGCACTGCAAGAGAACGAATCAACTAACTATGTTATTGGCGTTATGAGTGATCAATTGGACTACGACGAATTACCAGATCTCTAAGGAAACACATGGCAGAATTTACGTCAGATTGGTTTACTAACAATATTCCAAACTTTGAACACATCAAAACAAATTTAATTTTAAATCTAGGCAGTATTGATAGCATACTAGAAATTGGCAGTCATGAAGGACGCAGTACTTGTTGGGTATTGGAAAACATGTTGAGTGACACAGGATCAATCACTTGTATAGATCCATTTGCCAATGATCATATAAATCCTTTTACAGATCAAGTTGGCGCACAAGGCAGTGAGTGGGAACAGAGATTTAGACGCAACACCGCTGAGGTAAAAAAGCCCACGCAAAATCTCACGGTGCATGTGGCGTTGAGTTATTACACATTGGCACAAATGGTTGTAGAACAGAGGCAATTTGATTTTATCTACATTGATGGTAATCATTGTTGTGACAATGTGTTAGCTGATGCTGTGATGAGTTGGAGTATGCTCAAGCCTGGTGGCATTATGTTGTTTGATGATTATCTGTATGAAGATTTGCCAGATGTATTAGATCGAGGTAAGATTGCTATTGATGCTTTTTGTACTTGCTTTACAAGACAAATAGATTGGTTCACAATTGGTTATCAATTGGCTATAGGAAAGAAAACAACAAAGGAAAAAATATGAAAGCAATAGTATGGAGCAAAGACCAATGCGCCTTTTGCGAGCAAGCCAAGAGCTTGTTGGAAATGAAAGGCATTGAATACGAAGTACGCAACATCAGTCAAGACTGGACACGCGAGCAACTGTTGGAGTCTGTACCCACTGCTAGATCAGTGCCGCAAATCTTCTTGGATGAAGAGTACGTGGGTGGATTTCAGGAACTGCGTCAAAGGTTGATGTAATGCCACAGTTTTCATCAGACTGGTTCAGCAATGCACTGGTCAACTTTGATTACATCACCAACTACCTACAAAAACAAAAAACAGTTGATAGCATATTAGAAATAGGCAGCCACGAAGGCCGTAGCACTTGCTGGATGTTGGCGAACATGCTCAGTGACACCGGCACAATTACCTGCATTGATCCATTTGCTGACCGTCCGGTCACAGCGTTCAGCTACGATAACATACCTGAAGATCGTTCAATCGAACAAATCTTTCGTGCCAACACAGCAGAAGTCAAAAAGCCTGCGCAAACCGTAGAAGTGCTGGCCAACATGAGTTTTCCTGCATTGGCACAACTGATTGTGGATCAACGCCAGTATGACTTTGTCTACGTGGATGGCAGTCACAACGCAGATGATGCTTTGGCAGACGCTGTGATGTGCTTTGGATTGTTGCGTCCTGGTGGGGTGATGCTGTTTGATGACTACTTGTGGGAAGATGACCAGCACTACCTGGGCCGTTGCAAACAAAGCATTGATGCCTTTGTGAACATGTTTTATCACAGGCTCAAGTTGGGCCTGGTAAATTATCAGTTGGCAATAGTTAAAAAGGAACTAGAATGAGTATTGAAACAGGAAAAACATACACCATGCGCATGGGCTATGGTGAAGAGATTGTGGCAAAAATCACAGCATTTGACAGCAGTACTTACACCCTGAGCAAACCCGTGGCAGTGGTGCCCGGACAGCAAGGTATACAACTGATGAATTCATTGTTTACCGCAGATCCTGAGGCCGAAGTCACGGTAAATATATCCAGCGTGGCCATGATTGCCCCTGTGCGTGAAGACGTTGGGGACAGTTATTTGGAAGCCACAACAGGTATCAAGCCTGTGCGCAGTAAAATCTTAATGGGATAACATGCCAGCAGTACAACGACAAGGTGATCCAAACACATCAGGTGGAATAAACACCTCAGGTGTTGGTTC